AAGCCAAGGCTGAAATCAGTCTTCGTGGTAATGTGGAGAAAAATGCACGTGATCTTCCGGGCATCATTGAACATAGATTTAATCAACTTCAAGAGATTGAAGCTATACTAGAACATCTCAACATTGAATTGCGACGTCTACGAAGCAACCACTTCAAACGATATCTTGAGCATTACAACAGAGCAATGAGCAGTCGCGATGCTGAAAAGTACAGCGATGGTGAGCCAGAAGTTCTTGAGATGCAAAAGTTAATCAATGAGTTTGCTTTGGTTCGTAACAAGTTTCAAGGCCTGATCAAAGCAATTGATACCAAGAACTTTATGATCAGTAACATCACACGATTGCGTGTGGCAGGAATGGAAGATGCAAGCGTGTGATGTTTCATGTGTTGCTGATTTAGTTGGTTCTAGATTTAATGCATTACAAAGTACCAATCAACGTGCCTATGCAGATTATCTAGAGCAACATGCATGTGGTCTAGTCAAAGACGCATATCCAGATCTTTACAAAGCATCAACCAGTGTGCGAAGTCCAGAAGATTTCATGCTGGGAGATATCTTGGTTGATGTAAAAACAAGATGCATAGGTAGAGAGTTCAGCATGCCCAATCTCATCAGTGTTGATCGTGCAAGCAAGATTCTTGCTGACCCATCCCGTGACATATGGTATTGGTTCATTGACTATGAGGTACATGACGATGGCACGTTCACTGTAGTGTCTTCGGAGTTGACACCCATATGGCATCTCAACTGGCAAGCCCTTAGCATACAGAACCTCGGCCTTGGTCAAATACAGATATCCAACTGGAGCATGCTGATAGACCCTGCGCCTGCTAGGTCGTTTTGGATGCTAAATCTTACCAAGCGCACCCGCGAATTCTATGTGCGCCTGCAACAAAAGTTGGAAAAACGCATAAAAGCACTGGGCTAAGTGCTTGATTTTCAAGCAGTTTTTAGCCCTGCTAAGTCATTGATTTTTAAGGGATTTTTCTAGTACTTTATGCTAAATTCTGTGGGTGTTGCAAAAATACAACACAAAAAAGTGAAAAAAAGTTCAAAAAAGTGGCAAAAATGGTTGACTGCAACCCTGCTCTAGTGCATAATACAAACACTAGGCAATTAAACAAAGGAGCTTGTATGTCAACAGTAACAATTTTGCGCGGTAGCTACCGCAATGTGCCCGTCCGTAATCGTACGTTCCGTATGCTCAAGGACTTCCAAGTTGGAGCCAAGGGCGGCTTCGTCACTGTGCTAGGTGACGGTAGCGAGGCATTCCCTGCCAAGGCAATCCGTGTTCGTGTAAGCGGACTCAAAGACATTGTGGCAGATTCTTCAACTGGTACTCGTAACGAGGAGGACATTATGGGTCTTGCTACCCAAGATGACGGCTCCGTGCTTCGCATTGAGAAGCCAGCGGACCCAGAAGTTTATACAGAAACTGACGACGAAGCCATTGAGCGCATTCGTCAGCGTTTTGACATCCTGGATGAGATGACGCATGGTACCACCAGCGGTGCAGTACGTGCCATGATTGTGAGCGGCCCTCCAGGGGTAGGCAAGAGCTTTGGTGTTGAGCGTGTGCTCGAAGAAGCTGCCTTGTTTGACAAGATTGCTCAACGCAAGCAGAAGTTTGAAGTGGTCAAGGGCGCCATGAGCGCCATCGGCTTGTACGCCAAACTGTTCAAATACGCCGATGAAGGTTGCGTGGTAGTGTTCGACGACTGTGACTCTGTGTTGCTAGACGACTTGTCGCTGAACATTCTCAAAGCGGCGTTGGACAGTTCCAAGAAGCGTTACATCAGCTGGAACACGGACTCACGCTTGTTGCGTTCAGAAGGCATTCCAGATCGTTTCGAGTTTAAGGGTGCGGCTATCTTTATCACCAACATCAAGTTTGAGCACGTGCGTAGCAAGAAGCTCAAGGATCACTTGGATGCGCTGGAGTCACGTTGCCACTATCTGGACTTGACTCTGGATACCACACGCGACAAGATCTTGCGTATCAAGCAGATTGTCAAAGACGGCATGCTTGACAGCTACGATTTTGAAGATGGTGCAAGCGATGAGATTGTGCAGTACATGGAAGAGAACGTGAAGCGACTGCGCGAGCTGAGCCTGCGTACTGTGCTCAAGATTGCAGACTTGCGCAAGATGAGTGCAAGCTCTTGGAAGAAGATTGCTGAAGTCACTGTAATGCGCAAGGCATAAAGTTTAAGATGGGATGATTGCCTAGTAAACAACTCCGCCCATCTTGGTCCCAAGTCGGAAACGGCTTGGGACTTTCTTGTTTTGGACACTAGGCGGTTGACAGCATTTGGCATGTCAGCTATACTTAAAACACTTGAAAGATTCTTTCAAGGAAGACGGCGCATTGTGCGTCATAGAAACCAAAGAAGGAAACATCATGGCTACCAAACGCCTTGTCCGTAAGCTCACGGACGTTATTGCCGAAGTTGAGCGACAGCTCAAGGCACACTATAATGTCACGCAAAAAGAACTAGATGCATGGCGAGCTCGTGCTCAGGCACTACAGCACAAGTTCCCACTCAGTTCAATGATTGCCATAGAGGATCTTTGGATTGACTATGAAGTTCAGCGTGACGTGTTGCACAAACACATCATCAACATCATGAAGAAATGGGATCCTCGTATTTGCTCACCGGGATCTGCTTGTCGTATTACAGGCAAACCAAACGTCTATCTCTATGATGCACAACACCGCACCATTGCCGCTGGCATTTTGGGATTCACTGAGATACCTTGTGCAGTGGTTGAGACCACGGACCCTAACTTTGCCAGCTATGCGTTTGAAATGTTGAATGACACAGGAGTCAAACGTCTCACTCCAGGCGACTTGCATCGTAATGCCTTGGTGCGCTACAAGAATGGCAGTCGCGACATCAAGGTTGTTCGAGCTCGTACACTACAAGATCAATTTGACAAAACTGGTGTGGACTTGCAAGACAAAGGCTCACGTGCCAGCGACAACCTGCGTGGTGACAACGACTACTTCTTTAGTCACTTCAAATATGCATACAAGGCAATTGAATTGGATGAGAAGGGTAGTGTCCTTTTTGACATACTAAACTCAATCAAAGCAGTATTTCCTTTGCAAGAGGAAGTTGACCAAGGTGTGTTCATTGGACTGTATGAGATTGATCGGCTGTGTGGTATAAACAATGTCAAACTTCCAGCTGGCTGGATGAAGACATTGCTGGAAAGCGTCAAGCACACATTCAAGAGTTCATCGCTTGTGCATGCCAAAGCCAAAGTGCAATGGGAACATGTCAAGCCAGGTTCTACCTGGAGTGCACCCAGTGCAATGAGCAACTTCATGCGAGAACTGCATCTACGCAACAACGGTACATTGTCTATTCCTTATCACGGCGATGGTGCCAAGATGGGTATTGAAGAAGACAACATTGCCCCAGGACTGTTCCCAGAAACGGACAAGTAAAATGCAAAATATGATCAAACATCTGCTGGGTAACTCTGCAGGGTTGCCAGTTAAACTGGAAGATGCATTTGTGTTCTTTCTCAAAGAAGGACTGATCAACATTGGCGAAGCAGGCGAAATAACAGTCAGCAATGCCAGCAAGGTTGCTAGATGTTCTAGGAACACAGCTAAAATTGACTTGGTATCTGGTGTGCAGATCAAAACAGCACAGACATACCCTGACAAAGGTCAATTGGAAGCATATATTGCACCAGGTAATACCAAGGCACCCATATTGGTAAACGTAGTTGAACGATCTACGTTGAAAGAATATTATTTTTATCTGCAACACAAGGACTACTGTTCTAAAAAAGGATCAAGCATACGATTTCCTTTCAAATCGGATGGTACTCCCAAAAGAGATAATCATTGGTGGGAGTATGAAATCACATTCAACGAATATGTAAGGTTAGCAAAAAATGTCAACAAATCTTAAAGAAGCACTAGAGTCTTTCCGTGCACCCAACTACGGCAAGACCAAACGTAGTGCAGACACATACCGGACTGTGGCAACTCATTGCCGCAGTCATTTGACTGGGCTGGTTGAAGAATACAAGTCAGTTGAAAATGACCAACAGCGCCTGCGCGAAATTCGCAATGACATGGATTACTATCTGCGTCGCTACCACGAGTACTGCATACAACAGCGCGACGGTATGAAAGCACACTATCATGAAGTTGGTGCTGACAGCGACTGTGACTTTGAGCATTTAATCCCTGCCGCACGTTTGCGTGACCTGTTGTTGGCAGGTGTGTTCACAGTAGATCAGGCTCTCAATGCACCCACAGTTGTGCTCAGTCGCACCAAGCACGTGGCATTGAAGGATGCTGGTTGGGCAAGTCAAACACCAAACATGTGGCACCCGTTTAGGAGATATTCAGGTGTGTTCACAGCTAAGTACACTACCTACGACGGTACTGAGATTGATCCAGAGACCTGGACCATAGAAGATCACTTTAGATATTTTACACATCTGGTGATTGAATAGTTGACAAGCAGGCTGGGTCTTGCTATACTTGCACAATGAGAACATGTGTCATCCGTATAACCGATGAAGTCAATGCCAAACTGGTTGGATTGGAAGTAACCACTCGAAACCGTTTAGCCAAAGAACTTAAATTTTTTATGCCTTATGCATATCACGTGCCGGCTTACAAGCTGGGACGTTGGGATGGGTGCGTTAGCTTTTTTACACTGGGTGGTGGTACCTTTGTAAACTTGCTAGAGCGCATCCTTCCTGTGCTTTATGAGGAGCATTATGAAGTGTCCGTTGAGGACCTTCGAGAGCAACACGACCTAGACTTTGTGCCCATTGATGAAGAGTATCACGGGGACATGGTTTGGCCAGACAATCACCCCATGGCAGGGCAGTTGGTAAGACTGCGAGACTATCAAGTTGATGCTGTGAACAACTTTCTTACTACACCACAGAGCATACAGGAGATTGCCA